CAGCCGATCAAGTTTTAAAATCTGACGGCACTGACATAGCGTGGGGAGATGCTGCTGGTGGAGGAGCTACCTATGCTCCTACTGTCGGGACAGACACTTTTAGCACACCTTTTCACGCGAATATGTCGGGACAAGGTTTCGGTAATGTAATGGCTCTAGGTAACAATTATATCGCTTGTTTTCGTGGCAGAGATACTAATGTAACTGATAGGTCGAAAGGCAATAAATTTATAGTAACGACTGCTTTCAGTCAGAACCAAACAGCTACTAATGCCGGTAACTATAGCGGTGGATACGCAACTATTTATTTTGATGTTGTGCCGAGTACGAGAACAGTGACTTGGAGTTCAAATTGGGAGCGAACTTGGCATCATAGTAATTATGCTGGAAACATTCATTCGACTTCCCAATATTTCACAATCGAGGGATCGGGTCAGATGACTCAAAACGGCTATTATGTTTGGTCGAATCAAGGAAGTCATAGTTTTAACATTACCAATTATGGTTTCAATGATAGTGGAACATATAACACTCATGTTGCTGGCACTGGTAATGGTAATGGTCTATATCATTCAGGTGGTCATCGTGAGGTACTGCCGACAAATGACTCAGCTAATGGTTATATAGCTAACGTGGGTTATGACAACGCGAACAGTCGGGCGAGCTACCGGATAATGACCGTTGATTCAACTAATGGCGGCATGAACATGGGCAGCATGACCCAATGCCAAAACACAACCTCTTCAACAGTCGAATCTATCCGTATGATCCATCAACCAGGAATTTATCCCGATGCGACCAATGATTTCCCTGTGCAAATTTGGCGATACAACGTAGATAGCAACTATTCAGCGCAAACACTAAATCGTTCCGGTAATGTGAGCAACGAAATTAACACAGGGATGGATAAAACACGCTATCAAGGTTTTGCTTTCTTGTTGATGGATGGCAGCACTCCGGTAGTCATGATGTATGACTCTTGGTTTGAAGCATCTCGATGGACTCAATATGACGCTGCACCTACTCATTTTCCAACCTCAAACGCAGGAGGATGGATACCAAAAATTCAAATGCACTATTACGGTCAAGGTGGCTTTATCGCCACTGGCGTTGAAAATGAATTTATGTGTTTTGAGAGTGTGCATCCACGCTATGATTATTTTTCGGGACAGAACACTTTAAAGAAATTCAAAATAAATCCAACCAACGGTAAATTTACAGACATTTATTACTGCGACATTGATAACTCTGTTGCTGGTTGGTTTCACAGAGCTGGCACTCTTTATTATCACAAATTATTTGGACTGTACGGTGACGATGGCAGTTCTTCAACGCTCACACATCTACTTGTTGTGTCTTTAGATGGTTCTTACCACCGTGCATCGCATGGAGCACAAGTAATCGATCTTCCGACTGCAAGCGATTGGAAGGCTTATCCAGCTAATTAAGATGACACATGAATATTTTTATATTGGTTATCGTTATAGGAGGAATCGCAGCAATTACAAATTGTGATGAGGGATTGTGTTTTGAGCAAAAAACTAACTGTGAAAGATTTGCTCAAAGAATTATTTTAAATTCTGTAAACACAAACATCTCTGCAATGTGCAAAAGGGTAGAATTATGATTGGGGAGGCTATGCTTGCTATAAAAGCATTAGACTCCGCATTTGTTTTATGCCAAACAGCTATTGCAAAGAAAAAAGACGTTGAGGACATGGCGAGTGAGGTTGGTAAATTCTTCACAGCCAAGAAGAAAGTAGAAGAACATATTAATAAAGCTAGGAATGCTGGTACTGAAGATTTGTTGGTGGGTTCAGCTCTTGAAGAAGCTATAACGATAGATCAGCAAGAAGAACGGATTGAGAAGATGATGGAAAAAATCCGTGATCATTATATGCGTCAAGGAAAGACACACAGATGGGGCAAGATCAAAGCTGAAGCAGCCAAGATAGAAAAGAAACGTGCAATAAAGGCAAAACAAAGAGCAGCACAACAGAGTGAAGAAGATCAGTTCATGGAAGACTTGAAATTGATCTTTAAAATTTTAGTAGGAGGAGCCGCATTGACGGCAGCTATTTTGTACGCAGTCGTATTTTTTTCTACAATGGGAAATGACTAAAAGTATTAATATATAACTATGAAAGGCATAACAACTACATTAACAAATGATGAGATCGAGGAAGCTTGCTCCCTGGCAGAGCAAGCTTACGATGAGTCCATAGATGGAGCTACTCGTTTTGACAGTTCTTTAGGCACCACAGCCTTCTATCTTTATAGCAATGATATCCAATACATAATTTTTAGAGGCACCCAAGAAGGCAAAGATTGGCTTATGAATATAAGTGCAATCCCCTGGAGAGTTAACGGTCGCTGGGTACATGGTGGCTTTGCTGCTGCACAAGGATCCGTCTGGAAGGACATACGCAAGAGGCTAGATCCGAGAAAGAAAACTTATTGTATCGGGCATTCGCTAGGAGGTGCCTGTGCAACGATAAGCGCCTTGAAGTTAAGAAATTTTCATGATGTCAGATTAATCACGTTTGGTAGACCGAATGTATTTTTTAAAAGCAAAAAAAAGTTAGAAAACATAGTCAATATTTCTGTCGTGGCAGGAAGCGACTTGGTTGCACTTATTCCTAAGATTTTCTATCAGGCAGATATAAACCAAGACATTATTTATTTTGGCAAAGATGGCAACAATTATTTAAACCCATCAAAAGATTTTAGAGATGGAGATCGCAGGATTGGTGATTCTATTTCTGATCACATGATGGACAAAAGTTACACACCCAGGGTCAAAGACTGCAATGTTGAGGAGCTTATATGCGATATATCTACCCCTTAGTTTTCATGGTTATTACTGGTTGTCAGGTCAGTGAAGAAATGATTGCAAACAAAGAACTGTATTGTAGTGGGGTATATAAAGGAATAAGAGCAGTAGGGCGTGTAGCAACAGAGGTTACAACTGGTGTCGCAATACCAGATGTTTGCGACACCATTGATGAAATAGTTGAGGAAGATAGCCTGGGAAAGTCATAAACAACATTGAGGCTGGAATAAAGGTGTATTTACTAACACTATGAAACTAGGTGGATTGCTCAAATCATTAGCTCCTACGATTGCTAGTGCAGCAGGTGGGCCAATGGCAGGAATGGCAGTCAAAATGGCAGCTTCTAAGTTGGGTTTGCCAGAAACTACGACAGCAAATGAGATAGAGGATTTAATCGAAAGACAGCCTGAAAAAGCGGTTCTTGTAAAACAGGCAGATGCTGATTTCAAAAACCGTATTAGAGAGATGGAAATAGACTTAGAAAGTTTTAAGACAGAGGTTCAAGACAGACAAGATGCAAGAGAAAAAAATAGAGAAGCAAACGATTGGACTCCTCGGATATTTATCATTTTGTGCTTGCTGTTGTATGGAGGATTTATTTGCATGATTACGATTATGCCTCACGATCAAAACGATGAAACCATAATCTCACTCGTACTCGGACAGCTCTCGGCCCTCTTAGGTACTGGGGGTGCATATTATTTCGGCTCTCAAAGTGGTAAGAAATAATGGATGAGGATAAGGACGATTTATACGGAGCGATCCGAGACAGAAAGTATATTGGTTCTGACGATGCCCCTTACAGTGGTTCATCTTCTCGCGCCTTGGAAGAAATACTAGTCACTAAGCAATTTGATCCTTTTGCTCTTGGGGATCAATTCGACAATGTCTTAGATTACAGAAGTGCTATAGATGATTTTTTTGCCGATCAAGCGAGTGGCGTATTGGGTGATAATCAATTAGCAACAGCTCAAAGTGTAGGGAGTTCGTTAGATTTATCTGGTGATGCAATACAAGCATCTGTCAGAGATAGTGCTTTCGCAAGAATAGATGAAATAAACGCAGACCCTACGTTAACAAAAGAACAAAAAAGAGAGGCAGCTTCCGAAGTTTTAACTATATTAAATATACCGCATGATCCAGACACTTTAGATCCTTTTAGTCGTACTGACAAAGATGGATTTATTGGCAGAGAATTGGCTGCGGATACTGGTGCAGATGCTGGAGCTACAAATGGAGGTTTAGTGCTTGGACCAGGGGTGCCTAGTCAATCTGGGGGAGGAGCATCGAGTCCTCCTGGTGGATCTAAAGGAGGAGGAGGAGGAAAACCACCAAACAATAACAATCAACAACAGACAACACCTGGTAATCAAAATGCAAATGCTGGGCAGCAAGGTTCTAACAATAATGATCAAGACACATCAACAAATCAACCTACAGATTTAAGTCAAACAGGCGCCGTAGATCCTAGTTCAAATGTTTACACCTATGATGCAGACAAAGATGTGTTTGTGCATGCGGATGGAACAACATACAAAAATGATCAATCGGTTGGAGGTAAGTTTGTCGGTGGAGGTTTGTTAGATGGAAAACAATATTCGATTCTTCCAACCTCCGATGGCGGTGCTTTTGCGGAACATGCCTTAGATACAGATTTAGATAAAACAAAAATAGATATAGCTGGCAATGTTAGTGACCTTAATAATTCAAATAATGATAAGTCAGGCACAAATAACAATATTGGTGGCGATGATTACGGTACAGCAACTGTTGATACGACAGTTACTGGAAGACGAACTCCTTCTGGTGGAGGGATAGTCGTAGCATTACCTCCTGGGGGAGGTGTTGGTCCTGCTGGCCCTGCTGGCCCCACGGGAGGAGTCGGTCCTGCTGGTCCTGCTGGTCCTGCTGGTGCTGCTGGTGCTGCTGGAGGAGTTGGTCCTGCTGGCCCTGCTGGCCCTGCCGGAGTTGCTGGGGCTGTTGGTGCTACAGGTGCGACTGGAGCAAAAGGCGACAAGGGCGAAAAAGGTGACCCTGGAATAACTACTTTGATGACAATTGCAGACAATACACCAGTAACAGATCAAGCGAGATCTAAATTAGACAGGATTAGGTTAGATCCTACATCTCTTCTATCGAGGTTATTCGGATGACATATTTGGAATTAATAAATGGCGTGTTGAAACGGTTGCGCGAAAGCACCGTTACAACAGCGCCAGAGAATGATTATTCAGTGTTAATAGGCGAATTAGTTAATGATGCTAAAAAGCAAATAGAATTGCGACACGAATGGACCGCATTAAGAACTACTTTGACATTTAATACTGTTCCATCTACGTCACAGTACACGCTGACAAACGCCTATCAAAACGCAATTTTTAAACAGGCGATGAATAATGCAACTAATAACTATATGAATCAGCGCGATTTGACTTATTTCAATAACAATACAGTTTTAGCGACTGCTCCTTCAGGATCTCCAACAGATTTTATGTTTGAAGGAACGAGCGCAGATGGTTATCTAAAAGTTAAATTAAATCCAGTGCCAGATGCTGCTCAAGAATTGAGATTCGATATGATTATTCCACAAGTTGATTTAGTGGCTGACACTGATGTTTTGTCCATTCCGAGCAACCCTGTGTTGCAATTAGCTTTCGGTATGGCATTACGTGAAAGAGGAGAAACTGGAGGCATGTCAGCAGCAGAACAATTTCAAGTTGCTGATTCAGCTTTAAGTGATGCGATTGCGATAGATCAAAACAGATATCAAAACGAAACCTATTACGCAGTTTAAACTATGGCTCAACAATTACAGAACATTACGATAGCAGCTCCTGGTTTTGGTGGAATCAATACTCAAGATTCTCCACTTTTACAGCCCCAGGGATTTGCTTCTATTTGCGATAATGCTGTTATTGATAAGCAAGGAAGAATAGCAGCAAGAAAAGGACACAGCATGGTCAGCACTAACGGTGCCAGTGTGCTTGGTTCTAGTGATGGTATTGAACATATTAATGAGTTTGTCCAAGAGGATGGTGTTAAAGTTTTTTTCTCTGCTGGTAATAATGCTATTTTCTCTGGCGACACAACTTTAACAGATATAACTCCTGGTGCTTATACTATTACGGCTAATAATTGGTCGAGCTGCAGTTTGGGCAATAAGTTCTACATGTTTCAAAGAGATCATGCTCCGCTAGTTTATGATCCCTCTACATCAGCATTAACGCTTATTACAGCACATGCTGCCGCCCAGGGAACACCTCCACATGCTCACATTTGTTTGGCAGCTTACGGTCGAGTATGGGCTGCTGACGTTACTGGCAACAAAAAGACTTTGTACTGGTCTGATCTGCTTGATGGAGTAGATTGGAATTCAGGATCAAGCGGATCCCTGGACCTTACAAATGTTTGGCCTAGTGGTTACGATGAAATTACTGCATTGGGAACACATAACAATTTCTTAATTATATTTGGTAAACACAGCCTTATTGTTTATGCAGGAGCAGATGATCCTTCTACAATGGTTCTTAGTGATACAGTAGAAAATATAGGTGCTGTTTCCAGAGATGTAGTTGTAAGTATTGGTTCTGATTTAATTTTCGTTGATTTTACTGGTGTTCGTAGTCTTGGCAGGACCATACAAGAAAAATCAGCTCCTATTGGAGATATATCGAGAAATGTTAATTTTGATATCAAGACTTTAATTGCTGCAGATTATGCAAATATTAAAACAGTATTCGACCCTAACAACGCTTTTGTTTTAATAGCGTTTACTGGTATTGGTTCTACTTATGCTTTTGATACACGTTTTCCTTTAGACGATGGCAGTTTAAGAGCGACAACGTGGTCATCTATATTGCCACTTGCATTTTTATTGAACGATTCTGATGAACTTTTGTTCGGTATAAAGTCAGGCGTGTCAAAGTACAATTTGATGACTGATATTGGTAACGACTATGTCATGTCTTACTACAGCCATCCTATGGATTTTGGTGATTCATCTAGGCTCAAATTCCTTAAAAAAATTAATCTAATCACTTTCCAAGGGTCAGAAGCAAATGTCACTCTGCAATGGGCGTATGACTATAAATCCAGTTATAAAAAACGAGTATTCACGTTACCTCAAAGTAATGAGGCTTTTTATAATTTAAGTGAGTTTAATGAAGGTGCCGAATATTCTGAATCACCACAATTAATTAACGAACAGCGTGTTAATGCAAGCGGATCTGGAACTGTAGTCCAGATCGGCTTGGAAACAACTGTCAGTGGCAAAGAGATAGCCATCCAACAACTAAACGTCCAAAGTTTAGTTGGCAGGATGCTTTAGGAGATTAAAAGTGACTAACTATGTGAAAACGACAAATTTCGCTGCGAAAGACGCTCTAGTAAGCGGAAATCCTAATAAGGTGGTAAAAGGTGGTGAGATAGACGCTGAACTAAATAACATCGCTACAGCATCAGCAACAAAAGCAGACGCTAATAATGCAAATTTTACGGGTCTGACAACTTTTGCTGATGTCAATATCACTGGCACCTCAACGATTGCCACGATTGATGGAGGTACTTACTGATGTCTCATACTTGGTATCACCCTAAATGGGTAGAAGATATAGAAGATACTATTAGCTCTGGTAAAGACAGTGTTAATAACTTTTTGACAGATGAGAGCAATAAAGGTACTCGCAACTTAATCGCTGCGATTGGTGGAATAGCCAGTGCAGATAAAGCAGCAGATAGAATTGAAGGTTTAGGTGATACAGCAAAGACAACTTTAGATAGTTTGCGTGATGAACTAAAAACAAGTACTAAGTTCGATCCTTTTACAGTTACGGCTGGTCCTGGCAAAGTGACTTTTGATGATAAAGGGGGTTCGGCTTATACGTTAGACAGTCCTTTTGATAAATTAAAAACTGATTTATCGGGTGCTGCTAACTTTGGTTACAACACAGTTTTTGGAAAAACTGTTGACCCTGATACTGGTGAAGTAAGTTTTAATCCGACAAAAGAACGTAATGCACTTATCAATTTATTGACTAGTCCTTTTGGCGGTAATGTAAATCCTGTAACTGGTCAGGTTGATAGATCTGATAGGGATGCCAGGGAGCAAGCTGTCTATGATCGTCTACGTGAAATAAGAACTCCACAAGAACAACGAGCGCAAGATCAATTAAACAATCAATTGTTTAATCAAGGTCGATCTGGATTGCAGACAGCTGCTTATGGTGGATCTCCTGAACAGTTCGCATTATCGAAAGCAATCGAAGAACAAAAAAGTCGAGATGCTTTAACAGCTATGGGTTTTGCTAGAGAGGATGCGGCTATGGAAGCAGACTCGATAGCAAGAGCTTTGGGCCTAGAGGTTGATCAAAAGCGTCTTGGTGTTGATGCCTCTTCTTCAGCGCTGCGCGATTCTCTCCTGGGCGATAGTTTCCTATCGCAGCTTACTCAGCCGTCCATTAATGTTGCTGACCTTATTAGCACAGCAGATCGTCAGATGGCTGGTTACGAGAGAGATCTTGTTAGTCAGATGCTCGACTACGATCTCGGTACCGAAGAGCTTGCGACTGTGTTAAGACAGCAAGGATTGTCTAGTCTATTGGATTTTTTAGCCAGCGGTGAATATAACTCAGATTTAAGCGCAATATTAGGAGGAGATAGCTGATGGATATAGAAAAACAATTAGCAAGATTTATCGATCCTAAAGCAACTAATCGTGCGCGAGTTGAAAACACAGCGACTAAATTATTGTCCAGACTAGGAGCGGATCCGCGAAGAGTAGGGGGTATGCTGTTTAATCAGGCTTTAGGTCAAATGCCACAAATACAGGAGTACGGTCGTAAGGCTTTAGGAATGACTACACCTGAAGAAAGGATAAATACCGCAGCAAAAAATTTACAACAAACTTTGCCGCAAACTGATCTAATGAATGCAATACCAGGATTGTTATCTGCTGAATACGGTCCTATTGCAGGACAAATGTTTGCGAGGAATCTAAGAAGAGAGAATCTTGCTGACGAATATACTGAAGCGCAAATTGCTGCGACAGAAGCAAAAGCCTCATATGATATCTCGCGAGCTGGAGATGCAACTAGGGCTCGTATTCAGGAATATAATGAAGCTATTTATGCCACAAATTTAGTCAAAGATAATCCTGACTATACGAATGTTCCGAGAGATGAAAAGGGAAATCTTAATCTCACCCCAGAGGGTATAAAAAACATTATTGAAGCTTTCGATGGAACTGAGGCTAAAGATCCAATAACGGTTATGGGGGCTGATGGTAAACCACATTCTGTATTGATAGGCACTGATGGTCGTTTTTACGATATGCAGGGAAATGAGTTAGAAGGTAAGGACATACCTGATTTTGTTTTCTCTACTGGCTTACAAGCATCTGAGCTTAAAAATGTTGGTGGGTTAAGTGATGCTGTGATTGATGATTATAATCAGCGCAGAGCTAATTTTGAAACACTGTTACAAGTAGCCTCGCAAGCAAAACAACTTTTACAAACGCAGCCATCCGCTAACACTACAATTGGTGATATGGCTGCCACATTAAATGACATCAACACTAATTTGCGCTATTTGTTTAATGATATGCAAATGTCAGAAACTTTAGATTTAGAGGAAGTTAACAGACTAGCTTCTGGCATGCACTCAGAAATACCTGGTCTAAGCTATTCAGGCACAATATTTGAAAATAAAAAATTTACTGAACTTGGTTTAAATGCTCGTGAGTTAGACAGCATGATTACACAGATGGCCTTTTTGTTGGCTAAGTCCCAACAAAACGGCAACTCAATCAGTAATAGAGATATTGCAGACAAGAAGATTGAATTAGGAGCAAACTCTCAAGATCCAAGAGTTATGGTTCGCAACATGGATCGTTTGATTAGCACTGCTGCAGCACAATATGAAGGTGCTTTCACACGTGCTACTGGTCAAGCACCTCCACAATGGAATTGGCAAGAAAGATATAGAACCCAATTTGAAAAGGATGCTGCCGAGTCTGCTAGTAACTTAGGATTCTAATTATGGCTGAAAACAGACAATACACACAAGAACAGATTGATAATGCATATAACCATTTCAGTGTATACGGCACGAGGGGTATGAACGATGATCAGATTGCTACGTACAACGATATGCGTTCTCAAGGACTGTTCCCCAGGTTTGCTGAAGATGTACCCGATGCTGATACGTTAAATTTTCTATCATCTGAGGTTGGTGCTGCTGGTGATCTTGCAGCTACCATGATTGCTGGCACCCCTGTTACAGAAAGATCTCCTACTCTAGACTTGCTAAGAGGAACTGCAGAAACAGTTTGGAATGCTGCAATAGCTCCTACCATGGTTGCTGGGGCGACAGGTGTTAATGCATTAGTAGGTACACCCTACAGAATAATACGAGGAGATACTTTTGGTGAGGCGTTTAAAGCTTTAGCTGATGATATGGAGAGCATGTTTGGTCATTTAACTTTTGCTCCCAGATCTGTATCTGGTGCGATTGCTTTAGGTGCTATTAATACTGGTTTTGCTACCTATGATCGAGCTACAGATAAGATAGCAACAGTTAGTGCCGAGGCCCTGGCTGATCCATTGCTTTATGATGGAGCTGAAGAATTAGGAATAAGCAATGAAGAATATGCAACGCAAATAAATCAATTAAGAGAAACGCAGAAAACAATCACTGAAATGTTAGATAACAATGAAACACCTTCTGCTGAACTAATGAACATGTTTAATGAGCAAAGGGAGGCACTAGGTCCAATAGGGACGCCTAGACAAGGTTTTGCTTATCCAGCTTTTTACCACACTATTAAAACGCTACTTGATTTTGGTCCTGATATTGCTTTTACGGGTGGTCAAGTGGCAATGCGTAATCGCGCAATTGCCAACGCTAATAAGCAATTGCGCGAGATGGGATTTGATCCTGAAGACATTTCAGTAGACCGTTTGCAAAAATTAGCTACGAAAGGTAATGAAGTTATTGATGGATTGACAGGAGCGCAACGTGTTAGAGGTGAGGATCTTGGTAGCTTTCAAATTAAAGGTGAAGCATTAAGTCCTGACAATCTTCAAAAATCAATTATGGAGGCGCAAGAAGCTGAAAGAGAAATGGCTGCAGCCATGTATGCAGAAGCGAGGGAGTCCGATGCATGGGTATCAACTAATCAGTTTCAATTGTTAGAGGGATTTTTAGCAAATCATCCTGATTTCAAATGGAATAGGTTTGATATTAAAACCGCTACTTTAACAAGAAACTATATGGAAGAACTGTCCAAGATGGGCAAAAAGCCAGACATGGAGTTTGCACAAGGTCGTAACACAGGAGAAACAAGACCAACCGGCACTGACGATGTGTTTGAACCTTTTACTGATGTTGATCAAATCTGGGCTTTGCGGCAGCGAATCAATAAATCAATCGAAAACTATGAAGTGACAAAATCTGGTAAAAATGTCACTCCAGAGCACTTAAATGATTTAGAAGGTTTAAAGTGGTTAAGGAGGGGATATGATCAATGGATCGATGCTGCTTTCAAATCCGATTTAATGGGTGATCCTGCAAATTTGGCTAAATGGCGAAATGCAAATAAGTTTTATACCGAGTATTTCGCAAAATTTGAAGGTGACGCATTTATGCGTCAATTCTTAGAGACACCAAAAACCAATGAAGAAATTAGGCGATTAATTTTTGGGTTAACCGATTCTGGATTTAAACCAGAAGCAGCCAGAAGTGTAAGACAACTGGCTAATATCTTTGGTGAGGATAGTCCACAGATGGATTTTCTACGCAATGATATTGCCTTTTCATTGTTTGAACCTATTACAAGACCTGCTAATACTCAGGCAAACAACCTGGCGGTTTATCAAAATCGATACGATCAATACTTCAGACGAGATGCTACTTTAATGAAAGAACTTTTCGATGCCAATCAGATCGAAAAGTTCGAGTTGTTTAATAGGATCGTTGAGGCAGATTTTGAATCTATGCGACTTAACCCAGATATGGCATCAAGATCTACCTTGGTGCAAGAAGGAGCGAAAGAAAGAAGCCAAATGCAAACATTAATAAATAATGCTGGAGCCTTGGTTTTTGCTAAGAGTGTGCCTGGAGGAGGTCAAACTGGTTTAGCTCAAGCTGGTATGGTTATGAGAAGTGGCAGAATGATTATGGATAAACTGACAGACTTTAAAAGGTCTGGGATGAATGATCATCAACAATTTATGGCATCTTTTTTAAACCTAGATCCGCGATTGAGTACAAGTACTTTGACACATTTGAAAAGTCTAAACCCTGTACCTCGCCCTGGTAATATTGGGTTACGCAGAGAAGCTTCAGAGGCTCTCGCTGGGCAGGATCTTGAGGATGTTAATCTACAGGCACTGCGAAACATTGTTGAAGCTTTAGAAGGAGCTGCTGTTGATGATACTCCGCAAGAAGAGATACCAAGATCTAACCCATTGAGAAGTCCTGGCCTTTATATGGGATTGATTGATTAGTATTATTTAAAAGTAGGGTGTGTCTGAAACGCGAAAACTTTGAAAAGTTTGAAAGATAATTTAACTAATGAAATGCGAAAATTATCGGACGCAAGTCGGACGCAATGCACGATATTAGTATGACTTTACATAACCCTACATTAACGCATTATTAAATAAATGCTATTTATAACAGTAAGTTATATGAAGTTAATGTAAAGTAATGCTCGACCATGTTACGCTACATTGCGGAAGGGAGAGGGTTCGAATCCCTCTCTCACCGCCATCTAACTCATTGATTTTATTAAAGTTTTGTTATTTTAGAGATTTTTTTCGGACGCTTTTCGGACGCTACTTTTTTTACAATGTTGTGATCTGACTCAAGCATCTCTAGATTCTGTTTTTGATATTTCTTAATAAACTTAGCGTACACGTTTAAGAAAGTACCGGTATCATGTCCCATTTGTTCAGCTGCCCAGGCTGGATTAACACCACGACTTAATAGTTCAGATGCCCTTGTGTGTCTAAAGCTGTAAGGTGGCTTGTGAGGGAGCCTGAGTCGCCTTCTAGCTTTATGGTAAGCTTTATCAAAATACTCAGTATCAACACAAGGATTACCGTACTGGTTTACAAAGACATAACCATTGGCAAAACGTGTTGTGCTTTCTCTTAAAAATTTTCGAACCCACTCTGGAACATAAACATCTCGTAAGGCTCTTTCTGTTTTTCCTACACCTTCTAGGATTTCTCTATCACTTACACAACGATCTATATTGATATGGGTTTCATCGTCAGACCAATCTGTCCAACGCAAGGGTAAGATCTCCTGCGGTCGTAATCCAAGACCTACAAATAGGACAAAATAAAGCTGTACTTGATCAGCGGCTGCTGGAGCATAAATACTAGATGTTTTGTTTTGATTTGTAGGTTCAGGCAATTCATTGATAATTGCCTGAACTTGTTCTGGCAACCAGACCTTGTTTAACGTAATAGATTTTTTAGCTTGAGAATTAACACGTAAGCGTTTGCTGTTATCTTCATTTTGAAACAAACCGTTAGTAGCTAACTGCTCTTTGTTGTATTTGCAGACAGTAAAGCAAAGTCTATTAAAAACACCCATCATGTTTTGATTGCGTTTTCTGCCTGTATTTCGTTCTTTTAAAAACTTTTCAAGGTGATCCTTAGTGATATCAGCAATCAGTGTATTGCCAAAATATGGCACCATAAAGTTTTCTAAATCTTTTATATGCTGTTTTTTAGTTTTCTTTTGTAGTTTGTCCAAGTGATGTTCAATGTAGGTTTTTGCAGCATCACAGAATCTAATCATTCCAGATGTCATTTCATCTAACTCTTTTAAATCAGCCCCAAGATTTAATCTGAGTAGTTGCTCTTTTAAATGGTTGATAGCTAGATGACGATCTTTAACTCGATTTGTTTTAGTCCCTTTTAATCGTTTGTCATACAGAGTTGTATTATCTGCCGTTTTACGAATTTTTATTCGGAAAGTTCCTTTGTCATCGTAAATGTGTTTAGGCCACTTGTTTTTATCCATGCGTTTACCTCATTAAGATTAATCATTGTCTGTTTACCTAGCACTACATAGTGCTTATTTCTTTCCCAGCGTTTCATCCAATTGCTTACAACATTGTGTGAAACACCTGTCATCTCTTCATATCGTTTTCTATGTACAAATTCTGAAGTCATTTCGTAATAACTCCTAATGTATTGTGCTTGAAGGTTCTAAAGTATTAGCTTGCTTTAGAAACCCAGGCTTTTTAGCTAAGACATAATCCTTCGTCACAGTGCCGTACTTACTGTCTCCACGATGATGTTCCTTGATCCATACCCTAATGCCAGTTTTCTTATAGACTCTCCAGTGTCCTCGCACAGAGTGTTCGGCTGTACCGAACTTACGTGTGCGAGGCATAGGCTTCATAAACTCTTTGACGGCTTTGTCCTTGGGCAAATTAATCGTTACTCGCTTGTAGAGATCCTGGGGGAGTACCTCAGTGTTAACGCTTTTGCTGCCTCTGGCTATTACGCCAGCTTCTTTGTTTACTACCCAATCGTAATTCAACATTGAAATGGCTGAGAGCATTATTAAAAAAGCATGTTTTTCGTAACCAAACCACATTTTGTTAGGCTGGAGATATAATTGCATCGTGGCAGATTCAACGGGTTTCCAAGTAGAGTGATATTTGTTTTGATCTCTAATATGATCTGTGTCCAGTTCACGCATAGTACAATGTGGCCCAATGCCGATATACGCACCTATTTCTTCAATGTCTTTTGGAATATGTTCTAGCTCTAACCATTTTTTTAAAACGACAGATCCGTTTGTGTCAGGCAGCTGCCCATTCATAGTTTTTTCTATAGCAGCTTCTGGTAAATTCTTTGAGTGTTTTTGAAGCATTTCTGCATATGACTTCATATCCTCTTCCATAAATATGCTTAGAGTTGCTGGGGAAGTATAAACATAATTGTCTTTCTTATTAGCCCAATGAAACATGAATTCCTGTCGGCTAGGCGAAACTTCTTTTGAGATTTTCTTGGTATAATAGCTATACATTTCTTGAACAGGATGTCTCCTATAATTACTTGAAACACCCATCATGTCAGGCATTATCATGCCTTCAAAAGGTTTTCCACCAGCTTGCACTCTCTGTTGATAATTCATTTCAATTACTTCTTGTTCTAATTCATTTATATTTAATAATTCACTCGCATAAGCTGCATCCCATTCCATAAAAAAATTATGGTTTGGGGGTCTGGCCCTCCAAAATGCATCGACAAATTGCCTGAGTTTCTTTTTGTTAACTGCTGTACAAATCACATCAAGTAATTCGTTTTCCAGCAAATAGGGAGTTGCAGTTGCTATCCATCTTGCATCGGATCTGAAAACGTCTTTTGTATATTTTTTATTAGCACTTTTTTCAAAGCCAAAATTTCTGGTGTATGGCTGCTGAAAGCTATATGCAACCTTTGATCGTAGCTCACCAATCTCTATCTTATTTTTCATTAGTGCGTACTCGTTGGTTCGTTTATTTTAGAATGTTCTCTATAAGTTATTTCTGCTAATTCCAGCCATTTTTCCTTTGTCAAACAGAGTGTCAAACTCATTTGAGCTGCCATCGAAACAAAGCAAGGTATCAACATGTGAATTGATTCTGTTCTTAACTCAGACTTTTGTTCTAAAGCATCTGATATGTGTCCAATGACTCGATCCATTTCCTTTGCAAACTCAATACCCTCTACCATGTGTTGTTCTTCTTCTGATAAATAATTCACTCGCAGTAGCTCCTAAAGCATCCGACATTGGGACACCCTGTAATTAATTCTTTATAGGCTGGTTCAAAATCCACGAAATCAAACCCACAGTGTGGGCAGATACAACTCAAGGGCATGAATGTCATCCAGGGAGAGATCTCTTTCTGTTTCGCCAGAATGTCATCGCGTTTCTGGCGATCAGAAAGAGTAGGCCGTGGATGGAGATCTTCGGTCGCCACCTCAATATCCCCTTGATCTTAGACACTGACCAGAGTAGTCAGCGAGGTATCTGGGAAGCCACGGCACTCCCAAGATTCTAGAATGGCGGTTCATCTTCAGTATCGCTATCATTATTATTGCTTTTACCGCCTATGAAAGTAAATGAGTCTAGATTAATCTCGCTGGTATAAACCTTCTTGCCATTCTTTTCATAGGATCCGTTGCGGATCTCGCCCTCAATGGCTAATTGATCTCCCTTCTTCACATATTCCTGCAAGACTGTGCCTGTTTTTCCCCAGGCCACAATGTTGTGCCATTGGGTTGGTGCGTCTTTTCCTCTCTGCGTTGCTAGGGAAAACTTAGTGACTGTGGTGTCTTTTACTTCTGATGTCTCTGGATCTTTGCCCAGGCGACCTACCAGCATAGCTCTATTCATTTCTTGCTCCTTAGTTTTTTTATGTAATCTTTAATCTCCGCGTCCAACTTCTTTACTTCCGATTCCTTCGTGTCCAATTCGGCCTTAGTAGGCCGATATGGCACGATGGCAATCCGTTGTTCAGGTTCAGTCATGTCTGGGAAATAGCTGACGAAATCAACCGTGTGATAGCCTTCAGACCTAAATACACACAGTTGTGCTTGCATCTGTATCAGGTACCGCTTTTCCTCAATCTCACCTTCAAGGACTGCCATGTGGCGCTCAATAGTGGTAGGACATTTAACTTCTATCAGAGCAGATCTATCTTCATAGATGCCATCGGGGCTTGCCCCAAAATAAGCTATCTTCGGATGCTTAGTGAAAGGCATATCGATAATGTCGATACACTTGATTGTCTCAAGGATATGCAAAGCTTCGGCCTCTAGCTTTTTACCACGTTCCATCTGCCACGTTTCAAATTGCGGATTAGCCTTGCCGTTCATCCGCTCTGCAGCCTTCTTTCTTATATAGGTCTTTCTGCCCTTGGGACCAGAGATGCCATCAACAAGATCGCTTGCTGTTATGCAGCCAATGCGATCTGGATCATTTGCTGGATCCTGCAGCTCATTTTTCTCGCGCATCGAATGCCTCCAGCCATCCAGGCATTGATGATTTCTCGATTGCATCTATGTACTTAGCAGGAGCAGTTTTCTTGTAATCAGCCCAAATCTTTTCTAGGAAAGTCTCTTTAGACATAGTCTTCGCGGCAGAGTTTAATTTGCCCCAAGCGATCTTCTGCGCTTTTTTCTCAGCTTCTTCGTCCTCAGTAGGCTCTGGCGTATCAACAACCTTTAATTCAGGCTTTGCCTCTGGTTCTGGCTTAGTCTCTGTCTCAACTGTGTCTTGCAGAGCAAAGTAGATCTCGTCAGCAGAAGCGTATTCGGTGCCGCCAGCAAGCCCTATACAAGAAAGGGCTCGTCCTATGGCACTTGTTTCACATAACTCCATGAAGCTTTTAGCATGCAGCTTTGAATGCTTGATGTGATCGTTGGCTATACCTGATCCTCTGAGCCGACCACTTTCATCATAAATGGTAGCTTTGATGACACAGGATTCATCTGGTGAATGAAAAAGGATCTCAGTGTTAATTCCCCAATCCTTGGTAATTTCATTCGTTCTGAAGTCTTCTATACGTGCCACAACCATTTTGTACTCTTTACCGCCCGATACCTTAACGACTCCTGGCTTTTTCTTTGCTGCCATAAAATTCACCTCATGATTTTTTTCACAAATACTATGTGTATCTGATTTACCTGATGAGTCTACTCAAACAACAAATAGTCATATCAGACCCTAAATTTTTTTAGAGGATGATATCTACCTGGATAACCCTACCAATGACATGATCTTTATCTGTAATTTTAAAGATCCGGTCAGGGTAGTCAGTGTTGGTAAATTCGCAGTAATTGTTTCCTTTCCAGTTTGCGACATCCCAGCTTTTGCCTCTAAGCAAAAGCACAGGCTTGCCGATCTCAGGAGACTGCTCTACATCAACGTAGAGCCACGATCCGTCTGGAATGGTACTCATGGCTTCACCACGCTGCTGAAGAGCGTAGGTACTGTCTGAGTGATTCTGAGGGCAATGTCTGAACTCCGTTATTTTAGGGGCCTTGCCTTTGCTAATTGCTGCTATTAAATCTACCACACTGTCACCATCTAAAACTTTAACTTGCCTAAAGGCAACCTTAGAGGAAATGGGTAGATTTGCTGCTGCAGCCTCTATTTTAGCGGCTACAAGAGGTGAGATCTCATCAATTCTCACGCCCAGTATTTCTGCAAGCTCTGGCACTCGGTCGTCAGGTATCAAGGATTCGCTTTTTGTCCCAGGCTTTGCTTTCATCCATTTGGAAACAGCGGTCTGGGTTACTTTCGGATCTAATGCGTTAGCGAGATCAATTTGATCAAAAGTCTCGCCTCTTGCATTAGCTTCCAACTGACGTTGTTTAAATATTTTTTCGAGTCGTTTAAAATCTTCCATCCCCACATTATAACCATCAGTTATGTCAAATAACAAACAGTTTTCAAATCGGACAAGTAGTCTGTCAAAATTTTGGCGCTCTTAAAACCAAATGAGAATGTGTTTTATCAAGATATTTTAAAAAAACACACAGCTAATCTGTGTTTTTTTTAAATGTTTTGATGTTAAGATATGAAACCGTGGAATATGGGTATGCAAACAAAAAATTTAAAAACAGACGTAAAAAAAATACTAAAAGCAGCAAAGATGTCGTTATCAACTGCAAGCAAAAATATGGGTTGGTCACCGAATCGGTTAGGTCAGATTCTTAATCAAAGTGATGTCAGCTCTGATAATCTAGTTAAAATTTGTGATCATTTTAGGTTAGACATCTATAACTATGCAGATGCTGATGCCTTCCCATACTTCTGGCGAGTGAAGCATCTAATGTCTGACTGCTCTATTCCTTACTTTAAGACTACGACCATCACTGCTGGACATGTGTGTGAGCTTTACGGTGATGAAGAAATTAATTTTAAAGCATGGGGAGAATCGTATCGATTTCCTCCTGGCTCATCGCTAATCGTAACTGAAAATTTTACAGACGATTTGATAGGTAACAGACTTTATGCGATTGCTGATAAGGATGGTGATCGATTTAAAATTGTGATGGGAGAAAAAGTTAAAGGAAAACCTAAGTATGTTTACTCTGTCGTAAGTATTGCTGTGGCTGGGGGACCAAGAGGTAATAGGGGGGTCATTGAAAAAAAATTGTAAATTGACAACGAAAAGAAACAATCGGATTAAACAAGTTGCGATTGTTAAAAGTCGTATTAAAGAGTTCAGGAAAGAGCGTGGGTTCAGCCAGGACGATATGGCTGAAGCTTTAGGAGTGCATAAAAACACCTACCAAAGCTATGAAAATCCAAACGATGAATCCCAATTTTCTATGATACGTTTTTTTGAAATGTGTGAAATTTTAGGCATCGTTCCTGGCAATCTCTTTCCGTTAGGTGAGGAAACTAGGCAAGCGATAAAAGAGGCGAGAGAAACGGCTAAATATTTAAGGCTTGGTGTGGCGCATGCTGATCGCATAGATTCTCGTCTCGACAGATACGAATAAACTTTTTTTTGGGAATAGACATGACCATAAGTCATATAGAAAAACTAACAAAGTCAGATGAAGAAAAGCCGATGGGAGACCACTTGACTGTCAAACGGTGGATGACCTTGTACAACCTAGAGCAGGAAGAGGTCGCAGATACTTTTGGTATTACGCAGCCAGCGGTATCAAAAATGCTTCAGGCTGAAGAATTGGGCAAGCGAATTTTCTACATTATTGAAGAACCTGAAGATTTTTGGAATTTAATTGAAGTGAAAAAAAGGCACAGTGGAAAATTTCCCTGGCTTTAACAAGTTGCAAGGAGTGCGGAAGTTAGGGGAGAACCAGTGGGCATGTCAGTGTCCAGCGCATGAGGACTCCGACCCCAGCTTTTACATAAAGAGGGCAGAGGATCGGTGGCTAGTGCACTGCCATGCTGGTTGCACGTTGGATGAGATCTGTGCAGCCCTTGGGATACATAAAAGTGAGCTTTGGTTTGACGGTCGCAATGGACCGTCAAAACCAAAAGACAACATCGATTGGGAATTGGAAAAAACAATTATTTTTATACAGGAGCACAGAATTGAGCCAGGAACAGAAGCAGATTGGGAGCGATATCTCCAAGCAAAGCTTCTTGTTGAGCGAGCCAGGGTACGTGAGTCTACACAGACAAATAAGAAGCCATTGGGTTTATCAAGACGCAAGTTACCTGAAACTTTGGATTGAATTTCTATTATTAGCTGCATACCACAACCATGAAGTTGTGTTGAATGGGAAAGTTGTCAGCTTGAGGAAGGGTCAATTTATTTTCGGAAGAGATAGTTTTGCAAAACGGTTAAATCTGACCAGCTCAAAAGTAAGAAAATTTGTAAACGAGGCTGAAACGCACCGGATGATTAGCCGAGTCAGATGTTCGAAATATTCAATAATATCAATAGTTAATTATGAAAAATTTCAAAAGTCGCCAGCAAAACGACCAACATCGCGCCAGCAGAGCACCAGCACAGCACCACATACAAATAAGGTAAATAAAGTGAATAAGGTAAATAAAACAGGATACATGAAATACGATGAAGGTTATGGCATATGAGTTTTGAAAAAGTTGATGTCACTGAATTTACTAATGCCGAGCTGCAAGAGGCCATGTCGGTGGCCTCATCGCAGCGAATAAGTTCCTTTGAGGATATCGGTGAGCGAGTTCATCACAGGATTGAAAATCCAAGGAGCACATCAGGATTTATGTTGCCCTGGAGTAAGTGTGCGGATCTAGTGAGAATAAGGAAGAAAGAACTCAGCCTCGTTGCTGGATTAGCAGGACATCGAAAAACGACTTTAGTATCTCAACTCCTACTTTATCTGTCGCAACAAACCAAAGTCGGGTTAGCAAGTTTTGAAATGGACCTTGAAGATGTAGCCGAGATTATGATCTGGCAAGCAGCAGCATCAGGATCCGCACCGTCGAGGCAATTTGTAAATCACTTCTTGGAGTACACCAAGGGCAAAATCTACGGTTTCGATTATCGTGGAACAGTTGCGCCACTGATGGCCTTGGGCATCATTCGCGCAATGGCAGAGAAGGGGTGTGAAGTTATTTGTCTTGATTCGCTAATGATGTGTGGAATAAATAACGACCTTGACGCGGAAAGAGAGTTTGTCTCAGCACTAACCGGTCTTGCTCGATCCCTTGATGTTCATGTCATGTTAGTTCATCACGCTCTAGAAAAGAAAAACGATGGAGAGGCTCAGATTCCTCAACGGCAGACCATTCGAGGCAATGGAGCTATCGTGGATCTATGCTCTACAGTGTTTCTTGTTTGGCTCAATAAGAAAAAGATGGAACTGATGCAAAAGCAGGAAAACTATCCTGAACCTCTAGAAGAAAAAGAAGAGGAATATATTGAAACCCATTGTTGTCAAAAATTGATTGTCGCAAAGCAGAGATACCATCCTTTCGAAGGTTCGATCAATCTCTGGTCGCATCCAAGTAGACAAATGCTATCTCACAAGGGTGCCAATTCTGTTGCATTGGATTTTGGAAAATGAAGCAGCATCAATTCTGGATAGTTAGAGATGATAACTCGCTTGCTCACTGCAAGAAAAAGTTAGAGGAGTTGTATGCTGAAAATGGTTATGTCGAGGTTGAATGGACTACAGCACGGACGAGGACGCAACGCCAGAATAGGGCGTTGCATGTCTATCTAAGAGAGCTTGCTTCAACTTTAAATGAAAAAGGGCTTGATTGCTCGATGGTGCTTAAAGATGGTGTTACTGCGATTAAGTGGACCGATCATTTGGTTAAAGAACATATTTGGAGAGTCGTGCAGGAAGCGCAGACTGAAAAGAAATCGACCAGGGACTTAGACAGGTCTGAGGTTAGTTTAATTTACGACATCATCAACAGACATTTGGGAGAAAAATTCGGAGTTCACGTTCCGTTTCCAGAAAGATGAAATTTTTAATAGAACTTGATGAGGCTGACGCAGAACGATTTTTAGAGTTGCTGGAGAGACTCGAAAATATTTTGGAGGTCTTAGAAGAACATGCCCAGACGTTGCAAGATGTGCAGAGCGAAAGTGGGAAACGGAGCGATAATCAGTAACCTTGTTGCTCTTTGTTCCTGGGATTGTTTTAAGAAATATCAAAAATCGCATTATGCGAAACAAGTTCACGATAAAGTTATGCGGAAGGATAGGGCAGACCGTAAAGAACGCCTTAAAACTTACAACGATTACATTAAGGAAGCGCAGAAAGAGTTTAATCACTACATCCGAGTTCGAGATAAATATAAGCCGTGTATTAGTTGCGGTATTACTCAAAAAACAGCAAGACATGGAGGTTCTTTTGACTGCGGTCACTATCGGAGTAGGGGAGGGAGTCCACAGCACAGATTTGCAGCCAATGGGAACGCAGCAGGTCAATGTAAGAAATGCAATCGGTGGCTATCAGGGAACGTAGCTAACATGCGGATAGGTTTGATAAAAAGGTTTGGTGTCGAGCGGATTGAAGCGCTAGAAAATGACAACAAGGTCAGGAAGTTTACAGGCACTGAGCTGCAAAGAATTAAAAAGATATTTTCCAAGAAACGTAGGCTCTATGAGAAAAAGTTTAGATGATTGAATACAAAAATAAATTTATCCACATAAAGATTCGGGAGCCAGATAATGCCGATGAGCGGAAACTTTTTTATGAGGATTTTGAAAGTGCTACAAGACTTTGGGCAGCATTGGAGAACGTCACTTTACAACAGAGAATGGAAGAAGAGGACATTAAATATGTACACATATTCGGCAAAGGTAAAACGAGTCATTGATGGCGATTCTGTGGTTTTTGAGTGGGTGGATTTGGGGCTACATACTTTTGTTCATAATGAGTCATGCCGGTTATTCGCAGTGGACACAGCTGAGAAAAGAGGAGGCTCAAAAGAGACAAAAGCACTCGGACTGCTTGCCACAGAGTTCGTGCAAGAAAGATTGCCAGTTGGAAAAGAAGTGATAATTAAAACGGAGCTAGATCGTGCCGGTAAATTCGGCAGGATCTTAGCGACCATCTATCACCAGGGACTGAGCAAGAAATCATTAAACAAGTTGTTGCTTGAGAGAAAACTTGCGGTGCCTTATCACGGTGAGTCCAAGAGTGAGTTGTTACCGCTGCATATGGCTAATTATAAACATTGGCAGAAGACGATAGAGAAAAGACAGTGAATAAGTTTGAAACGCTAAAAGCGCACATTTTACCTCTTTCAAAAGCAGACGAATTCTATGATGCTAAGAATGAATGGAAGCTTATTGATATCTATGTAGATGATGAATTTGATCATTGCCCCTGTGGGCAAAAGATCAAAGAAATCTGCATTATTGAAAATGTTTTAAATAAAAATAAAACTTATGTGGGTAACGTATGTATTAAGCAGTTTTTAGAGATTGACACTGGCAATGCGTTTCAAGGCTTGAGAAAAATCATTACTGACAGGGGAGCTAACTGTAATCATGATTTAATCGTTCATGCCTATCAGTTTGGGTATATCTATGACAATGAGTACAAGTTCTTAATGGATACGGTGTTAAAACGGTCTTTATCGTTTAAACAGAAAGAGTGGAAGCGAAAAATCAATAATAGGATAGTTAGGCAGACGGTAGTCAAAAAAAAGCCCCCAGGACGATCTGAGGGCTTCGGTTTATAACGAACGGTTATTATTTGCTTTTAACTGCTTGCCACAGAGAGAATTTCATCAAAATCTAATTCCCGATACAAAAGTGGTTCAGCTCTATGCTCTTGATGCCATCTGCAATAACCTAAAATAGGGAAATGAAACTCGTCCATCTCTTTACCCCACGGATTAAAAATAACCTCAATTAAACCCCATTTTCCTGCGGTGCCTAGAAATTGTTCTGCTGAACTTTCATCGTGTTTTTTCCATTCAACAATTACAGCGTCATCATAAACTTCGTGAAAGTTGTTTGCTTTCCAAACAGCGCGGTCTTGTTCTAATTCATAATATTGTCTTCCAACAATCGCACAAATGTTTGCAATAACATCGATGGCTGGCTCTGGAATTGAAATAATTGAAAAGTCATCTTCTGTCTCGGATTCTTTTGTTGTCATTGCGTATTGTCCTCAACATATTTTTTCAGTTTACTTATTTTTTTAGTTAGGGAATCTTCAGACCAATCAAAACCCTTAACTGGATAACCGTCTATCGGCTCACAAAACATAGAATCTAAATAGTAACTTTCAACTTCGTCATATTCATCGTCAGAATTGTGAATGAATAACCACTGATCTATTATTTTAAAATTTAACTTTGCGTCCTGATCTATATATATCCCTCGATTTCCAAACCAATTCCTCACTTGTTCTTCATTCATGCGTATTTTCCTCTTTAAGTATTTTTTCATGTTGTTGCCGTCCAGCTTCAATAGATTCTGAAATCATATCGTAAGCAACCTTTGAGGCCGGCGCTGACTCTAAAGCCATAAAAGTAGCGTACATAATCATAATTGAACTTAATTCAGCCGGTGATCCTACATCCTGTTGCTGATATTCTTCACTAAGCTTTATCAATCGTGACCATACGAAATCCTGAATCTCTTGAGCTGATTTCACTTGCGTTTTTCCTCTAAATAAAAATTCATCTCAAAACCGCCGGTCTGCGGTACAGTTATCCATACCAGATCATTGCAAGCTTCGGTGATTAAATCGTCTGGATGAAAATTAAATTTCTCATGAATCAAATCTAGACTTTCTGCAGTAGGATGAGGTGAATCTGGATCTTTCTGCAAGATTTTGCTGGCGTTGACCTTCTCAACAAAGTCTAACCATCGCTGGTCCTTCTCTACCCAATCGGATAGTTCTCGCTGGTTGTTACCCATATTTACTGGATCAAGATTAGTATTTAAAAACATATGCATGTGCGTATTCCTCTGTAAGCCGGTGTAAGCCGGTGCCGGTGCAAAAGGCCGGTGCCGGTGATTATTGTTAATATATAATAGATAGTAATAATTATGTAGTTCAGCCGGTGTCCTCACCGCTTGTCACCTCCTGCCGGTGTTATGCCGGTTTAAATTACAAAATATCCAGAAAAAGTTTTTCTCCACAAATCTTTAGGGGGTCTATTTCTGAAAAATGGTATTCTACTTCGCTTCATTTGCATGTTGCGTAATCGAATGAGTCCGTCACTCCCATCGCCTCGAAATTGTCGATATAAAAATACTGTTCTATTCATTTTTATCTTTCTCTGTTAGGCCGGTTTTAAAATAATGGATTTGCCACTTAAGCCGGTCGCCGGTGCTATTTCGCCTTATTAGATTTGCACGAGCCATCATTTGACTCGCGGATCCGTAGGACTTGATAGCACCATTGACAACTAAAACATACATTAGGCAGCATCACTTGCGATTAAATTCGCCTTTTTCTTTCGTGCTCCATGGGCTGGAAATAATACAATCGAATCTCTATCAGCGCGCTGGCATAACTGGCAATTTTTGCAATTGACGTTCTCTTTGTATGTTGCAGGACATGTAATCGCTTTTATGGGTTCGATTCCTTTTCCAAACATATGCACTTGCGTCTTAGTTGGATAATCTTCTGGAACTACTGCAGTAACCGGTAATTTAAATTTGGCCTTATAGAATAAAGCTTGTTTTAAATTGTTAGCCGATAAATTGATAGTAAATCCGTTTTTATTCGCGGATCTGATAGCGCGTAAATTATTTTGCGCCTCGGCATGCTGCCAAACCGGTTTGTGGGTATACGTGAACCCTTTTAGGCCGGTGTTTGCTTTAACAAGCCGGTCCATCATAGGCCGGTCGATTTTAGACTTTGAGCCCGGTAAATCTCCAGCGACATTGTGTCGCCATAAAGTACCAGGATCTAGATTCTTGATTTTATCAAGTAGATCGTCGAAAGATCCTCCGCGTTCACCGGCATCGAGTCGATTCCAATTTAAACGAGTGAAATAGCCAGCTTCAGCGTAGCAACTATCGTCTAGAAAAGGACACTCTGGAGGGCATGATGCCCTAGCAGTGCTCGTAACTGGGATCCGTCCAGTTTTATCATTCTCTGATTTCTCTACGAATTGAAAATTCATATTTTGCGTTTACCTCCGTTAATAGCCGAATTGCTATTAAATAGAGCGCCTCTCCAGGCGCTCTATATGATAGCTACTCTAAAATGATGCTCTGATCTGATCGTAATTTTTAAACTCATCAGCTGAGATCTGAAGCAATCTGTTGAGAGTTTCATTGCGGATCTGTACAGCTCCCTCTGGAGTTGATCCATATACGCGCTGAATGGTGAATAATGCTTTCGTGATCTCTAGAGCTTGTTTATCTTTGAGGATCTCAGCCAATAACCAAACAGCGTCAGTATGGTTATTACATTCAGTAAGATCTCGAATATCTCTTAAATGTTGACTAGGAAAATATCGCATCATTTTCCTCCCTGGGCAGAATCAGATAACCAGGACCAGTTACCAGTTACTGATGAAAATAAAGCCTTCTGAAGATCTTCAGCGCTATTCTTGAAAGCTCTATTAATTTGATCAGCATAATGATGATCAGTCTTTAAACTCTCATAAGCGAAATGATGGTATCCAGTTTCACCTGCAGAGATTGAAATATATACATCGTCTACTGGATGCATTACCACAAACCTTCTATCTGAAATATTCATAGCGTATTACCTCGTGTAGTTATCGATATCTAATTGATATCACTCTAGGCGCTCTCACAAGCGCCTAGACTGCTACCAACTAAATTATCCAATCGTCGCTATATTCTGACAGTATGATTGCAGCTGCAGATTGAGCGGCTTTAATGGGATCTATACAGTATTTATCAAAGACAATCTTTTCGGCTTCCTTCCTAGTGATTCGATGCAATATCATTCGAGCTTGTATCTTTTCTTCTAAACAATCCCAATCTGATAACTTAGCATCTTCATTTTTAAGCGCTGGACATCCTAACTTAGCGAATAACTTGCAGCGCTTCTCATAATCGTCGAATTCGTGTAGACAATCATGGTCCCAAGGTTCACCACAGTGTTTGCAATGTAGATCCATTATTCAGCCCTCCAGGTAACAGATCCTGACGCCATGGGATCCCATTTGTAGTTGAAAGTATTATCAGAAGCCTGGAGCGCTTCTAAGACCTCAATAATGCTCATATCGTCAGTAAATGCCGTTGGTATCGTATCGGTCTCAAATAACTCTCGGATTGAATAGCCTTTATATTGTGCAAGCTTGATGTCGGGATTTTGATATTTTGCCATCCAGGTACCATTCGAAAGGAATATAGTAACTACTGGTCTTCTTTTACTCATTGCGTATTACCTCGTTTAATATTGATTCACATTATTATGAATCATCGTTCCTTATAGCATATAACAAATAGTTATCTCAAATGATTAGTCGGATAATGTTTTAATATCTTTAATAGGCACCTAAACGCGCTTATATATTAAACATCAGCGCTTAAAATTTCATGCGCTAAAATAATCAGTAATTAATTTTTCTGCAGATCTCAGCCTAATTGATCAATTATTGATCATTTAGATCTAATTATCCTCATCAGCTCGTGTAAGTTATTGATTTATAACGATTCACTAATTCCGGTAATTAATATTACCGGAAATAAGGATTTTAGATCTCAGACGGTCTCGCCGGAATAGCCCCCCACCCCCCTGAGTGTGTCATTATCGGTAACGGTAGCCTCACCCCCTCAAAAAAACGAAATCGTTCCACGTGAAACCAAATAGCTAATTTCATACGACTTCTGGTAATATAATTTTATATGACGGATTTAGATCGGATTTAGAACGGATTTAGAGCGGATGTATGGATAAGTCTATTCGGGAATTAGTAGAAAAGCCCCCAAGGGTAAAGAAGCCTAAAGTTGATTCTGTTATTGCAAAAGCGCCAACAGGAAAAAGGCGTGGTAGACCTCCAGGTCAGTATGCTCAACAGTTAGCTTTGCAGGAATTGATGTACAACCATCCCGATAGGGAGAAGGTTGTACATGAAGTTTTCCGTGCTGCATTAGATGAAGAGCATAAGAATCAGGGTATTGCCTGGAAGCTTCTAATGGATCGTATGGCACCGATCTCAGGTTTTGAAAAGTTGAGAGGTACTAGTGCTATAGCAATCAATATAACGACTGTAGGCACTCCAGAGGTTACAGGAGAGATAATTGAAGGAGAGGACTTTGAAGAAGCTTAAAGAGATGCTAGAAGCTCATGAAGGCAAGAAAAGCCATGTATATCAAGATGTTGGAGGTAAATGGCATATTGGCATTGGAAGGAATATAGATCCTTCTGGATTAGGTTTAGCTGATGATGAGATTGAATATTTATTGGATAACGACCTTGTAAGGGTAATGAAAGAATTAGCTGGTGCGTTTAGTTGGTTTTCTAATCTGGATGAAGTGAGATCTGATGCTTTGATAATGATCGCGTTCAACTTGGGGTTGACGCGATTACGCAAGTTTGAAAAAGCTTTAGCTGCGATGGAAGAGGGTAACTACGTTTTAGCAAGAATTGAATTTATGGATAGCTTGTGGAGTAAGCAAGTGGGTCATCGAGCTGAAGTTTTATCAACGATGATAGAGACAGGACAATATCCTGATGAATGAGATAGCTACTGGTCCTGTTTCAGCTGTTCCTTTGGTGACAACACATGTTGATAGGACCAGGGAAATGGTAGAAGTTGAAAAGCCTGTCACTAAGGTAGTTGAGAAAGTGAAGGTGATTGACACCTATGATTTTCGAGGTGTGATTTCCACTAGGACTAATGAACATACGGTTAGTTGGTTGGTATGAGGAAAAAGTAATGCCGAAGAAGAAAAGAGTTAAGAAGCCTAAACCTTACTAATGGATCTGAATATATCGCTGTTACCTTGGCAGCAAAAGGTTTGGGATAACAAATCGAGGTTTAAGGTAGTAGCAGCAGGACGTAGAACAGGTAAGAGTCGTTTGGCTGCTTATCTGTTGATTGTTAATGCTCTGCAAGCAGATCGAGGTAATGTGTTTTATGTCGCACCTACCCAAGGGCAAGCCAGGGATATCATGTGGAATTCTCTCTTGGAATTGGGTCATGGCGTTATTGCTAGTTCGCATGTAAATAACATGACGATCAAGTTAGCGAATGGAGCAACTATTAGCCTCAAGGGTGCTGACAGACCAGAGACTATGCGAGGTGTGAGTTTAAAGTATCTGGTCATGGATGAATTTGCAGACATGAAACCTGAAACGTGGGAGCTGGTATTAAGACCAGCTCTCACGGATCTCAAGGGTAGTGCTTTGTTTATAGGAACTCCGATTGGTCGTAATCATTTTTATGATTTATACCTTTGGGCAAAAAAAGAGAGTGATCCTGATTGGGATGGTTTTCACTTTACCAGTTACGACAATTCATTATTGGATAAGAATGAAATTGATGCAGCCAAAAGATCCATGTCCAGCTACGCCTTCAGGCAAGAGTTTATGGCAAGCTTTGAAGCACGTGGTTCAGAGATGTTTAAGGAAGATTGGGTTAAATACGAATCCGAAGAGCCAGCAGATGGCGATTACTACATCAGCGTTGACTTGGCTGGATTCGCGGAAGCAGGAAAAAGTAAAAGAAAATCCAAAAACCTAGATAACACGGCTATTGCTGTAGTGAAGGTGAATCAGGAAGGCTGGTGGGTAAAACAGATTATACATGGTCGTTGGGATCTTAATGAAACGGCTAACAAGATTTTTGAAGCAGTAAAACATCACGAACCTTTGTCGGTAGGAATTGAGAGAGGTATTGCTAAACAAGCAGTCATGTCACCGCTGAGTGATGTGATGCGAAGGAACAATCGTTATTTCCGTGTAGAGGAGTTAACACACGGAAATAAAAACAAGACAGATCGTATTATGTGGGCCCTTCAAGGAAGATTTGAAAATGGTGCAATCAAGATCTGTCCTGGGGAATGGAATGAGGTGTTTTTAGATGAGCTGTTTCAGTTCCCAGATCCACTGACACATGATGATACGGTGGACGCATTGGCTTATATCGATCAATTGGCCCAGGTGAGTTACTGGGATGACTATGAAATAGATGACCACGAATACGTGGATACCTTAGTGGGGTATTAACATGGCAGAGGAATTAGAAGGTTTAACTGAAGAAGAGTTTAGCAGTATAGACAGTTGGGTGATTGCCCAGGTAGATGATTGGAATGATCACTATCGTCAAAACTATGAAAAAGCATTTGAAGAATATTATCGCTTATGGAGAGGCATCTGGGCCGAAGAGGACAAAACTCGACAGTCTGAGCGCAGCACCCTTATCTCTCCTGCTCTCCAACAGGCTGTGGAGTCCTCTGTCGCTGAGATCGAGGAAGCCACCTTTGGTCGAGGTGCCTTCTTCAACATACGCGATGATATTAAATTTCCTGACTCAGAACCGACCTCACCTGAAGAAGCGCAGATGCTGCAAGCTAAAGCAGACCAGTTAAATCAGGAAAAACTGAAAATTCAGTATTTGCGAGATAAATTAAGTGAAAATTTTAATAAAGCAAAAATCCGCAAGGCAGTAGGAGAATGTCTATTAAATTCAGCAGTTTATGGTACTGGTATCGCTGAAATTGTGGTTGATGTAATAAACGATGTAAAACCGTCTGAACAAGTTGTTGATGGAATGACAATGCAAGGTGTTGAAAATGATGAAAAAACAATCGTTAAACTGCGT